GTTGTAAACTTCACGCCATCGAAAGGTAACGACAAACACACTCGTGTTAATTCTGTTGCACCTTTGTTTGAAAGTGGTATGATATGGGCTCCTGAACAAAAGTTTGCAGAGGAGGTCATTGAGGAATGTGCAGCGTTCCCCTATGGTGATCATGATGACTTAGTGGATAGTACCACACAAGCTATTATGCGATTCAGACAGGGTGGACTAATCCCTCATCCAGAAGACTATAGAGATGATCAGATCATCAAAACAAAAAGGACTTATTACTAATGGCTAGTTTAACTTCAGATCAAAAAAAACCTAAAACTGTTATTGAAGAAAAAGTATTAGAAAGAGTCAAACCTCTTATTCCAAAAACAAAAAAAGAAATAAAAAAAGAAAAAGAAACAGAAATGTTTCAAATGGTTGAAGAGTTTAAAAAATTAAAAAAAGAAAACCCTCTTGGTATGAGAGACATGACTTTTTCAATGTTTAGAGAATTAAAAATAAAAGAAAAAAATTTAATTAAAAACGAACTTTTAAAATTAGCAGTAAAATACCCAGAAAAAAAAATATTTGATGAATTTGGTGGAGTAAATACAGAAGAAGCTAAAGAAGCAATAGATGCTGCTGTAGTAGATTTAGAAATAGAACCTATAGATGGGCTGACGTTACAAAGATCAATAGATACTAAAGGAGAACAATCTGTAACTTCTGGAGAATATAGTATTGGTAATTTTAATTTTAGTAGTCCTAATATTGAAGAAGGTATTTTAAAAACTGATGCAGCTTTTAATCTTGGAGATTTAAATTTAACAGCTGCAGCTAATACAGATGATAGTAAATTATTAAATACCAAACTTGGTTTTAACTATGATAATGAATTAAAAGGATCTGTTTTTAATGAAGGTGATTATACACAAACAGATTTAGAATTAGATAAAACATTTAATTTAGCAGACAATATTACTGCAAATCTTGAAGGCAGTGCTAATATTTCTAAATTTGATGGAGAAACGTACAAAAGTTCTGACTTGACTCCAAAACTTAGTTATAACGATGGAATAATAAGCGCAGATATTTCTAAAGAAATTTTAAAAGGAGGCGACTTACCTAATTTTAATTTAGGTGCATCTTTTCCTATTAATCAAGAAACATTTAGTGGAGATTTAATATTAGATGCAAACGGTAAAATTCAATTTGATAAAAACGGAATTCCATTAAGAAAAAGTTCCTACACTAAAGACATGGGAAAAATAACATTAAAAGGCACTGATTTATTATCTGAAAATAGAAGTGGTAAAGTAGGATACGAAAAAACACTTGGTGATAAAGACGGTGATTTTTATTATACCATAGGTGGAGAAATTGATCCATTTAGTGGAGACAAGACAGCAGGCGGAGCAATAAAATATAGATTTGCAAAAGGTGGCAGAGTTAAAATGTCAAAAGGCGGAATAGCCGAAATATTAAAATTATAATGACTATAGGAAAAAAATCAGGACCCCCACCAAAAAGAGGACCTAACCCACAAGGCTTGAATATTAAGAATAATACTGTTAAGACAGTGAAATTGGAGAAAATAAATGGCAACAGACAAAGCATTACCCAACGAGGTAAGAAAAGAAATTAACATTCCTAGCGAGGAAGAGTTACAAGTAGAGTTTGAACAGGAAACAGGAACAGAAACAAAAGGCCCTGTTGAAGTTCAAGAAAACGAAGACGGTAGTGTTGACATAAATTTTGATCCATCAAAAGTAAATGTAGATGGTGGCGAAAACCATTTTGCAAATTTAGCTGAATACTTACCTGACGATGTATTAGATCCATTAGGTAGTAAGATGTTTGAAAATTATGCAGACTACAAAGCATCAAGAAAAGATTGGGAAAGAACTTACACACAAGGATTAGAACTATTAGGTTTTAATTATGATGATAGAACAGAACCTTTTAAAGGTGCAAGTGGTGCAACGCACCCTGTACTTGCAGAAGCTGTTACACAATTTCAAGCACTAGCATACAAAGAACTATTACCCGCATCTGGCCCTGTTAGAACACAGATAATTGGAATGCCTACACCTGATAAAGAAGCTCAGTCTATGAGAGTAAAAGAATTTATGAATTATCAAATTATGTCAGCAATGCCAGAGTACGAAGCAGATTTTGATCAAATGTTATTTTATCTACCACTTGCAGGATCATCATTTAAAAAAGTTTATTACGATGAAATTATGCAAAGAGCAGTTTCAAAATTTGTACCTGCAGATGATATCGTTGTACCTTATACTGCAACATCATTAGATGATTGCGAATCTGTAATACACAAAGTTCGTATGACAGAAAACGAATTACGAAAACAACAAGTAGGTGGATTTTATAGAGATCTAGAAATTAATCCTGCTTACATGGAGGAGACATCTTCTGAAAAAGCAGAAAGAGAATTAGAAGGAACATCTAAAGGCAGAGATGAAAGGATGTATACGCTTCTTGAATGTCACGTTAGTTTAGACCTAGAAGGGTTTGAAGATCTAGGAGAAGACGAAACTCCAACAGGAATTAAATTACCATACATTGTAACTGTAGAAGAAGGCACAAGAAAAGTTTTATCTATTAGAAGAAACTACGAACAACAAGATGGATTAAAAAATAAAATTAATTACTTCGTTCATTTTAAATTTTTACCAGGATTAGGATTTTATGGTTTTGGTTTAACTCACATGATCGGTGGATTATCAAGAACAGCAACAGCTGCACTAAGACAATTGTTAGATGCGGGAACGTTATCCAACTTACCAGCAGGATTTAAAATGCGTGGAATTAAAATGAGAGATGAAGCGCAGTCGATCCAACCCGGAGAATTTAGAGATGTAGATGCACCTGGAGGAAACTTAAAAGATGCATTTATGACTTTACCATTTAAAGAACCTTCACAGACTTTATTATCACTTATGGGTGTCGTGGTATCTGCAGGGCAACGATTTGCTTCGATTGCCGACCTGCAAGTAGGAGACGGGAATCAACAAGCAGCAGTGGGCACGACAGTAGCTATGTTGGAAAGAGGATCTAGAGTCATGTCAGCAATACACAAAAGAATGTATGCTGCTATGAAAAAAGAATTTACAATTCTTTCTAGAATTTTAAAAACATATCTACCACCAGTATATCCTTATGATGTTGTTGGTGGACAAAATCAAATTAAACAAATGGACTTTGATGACAAAGTAGATATTTTACCTGTAGCAGACCCTAATATATTTTCTCAAACACAAAGAATATCACTTGCACAAACTGAAATGCAGTTAGCAGCATCTAATCCACAAATTCATAATCAATATGAAGTTTACAGAAACATGTATGAAGCGTTAGGTGTAAAAGATATTGATTTAATTTTAAAAAAACCACAACAACCAGCACCACTAGATCCTGCATTAGAACATATTGCAGCAATGGGTTCAAAACCGTTTCAAGCTTTTCCTGGTCAAGACCACAGAGCACACATGACAGCTCATTTAAACTTTCTTGCAACTAATTTAGCTAGAAATGCACCAATGGTTGCGGCTGCAGTACAAAAAAACTGTATGGAACATATAAGTTTAATGGGTCAAGAACAAATTGAGTTAGAATTTAGAGAAGAATTACAAGAATTAGCAAAAATGCAACAAATGGCACAACAAAATCCACAGATTCAACAACAAATGATGCCGTTACAACAAAAAATTGAAGCAAGAAAAGCTATTTTAATAGCTGATATGACAGAAGACTACATGAAAGAGGAAAAATCTATTACTTCACAATTTGATAACGACCCAATTGCTAAATTAAGAGCAAGAGAGTTAGATATTAGAGCACAAGACAACGAACAGAAGAGAAAAGAGTCAGAAGAGAGATTAAACTTAGATAAAATGAAAGCTATGATGAATCAAAGCTTACAATCTGAAAAATTAGATCAAGCAGAAGAGTTAGCAGAACTTAGAGCTGATACTTCTATTGAAAAACAAGAAATGGCTAATGAAGCAAGAGAAAATTTAGCTATGTTAAAACCAAGAGGTAATTAATTATGGCATTTCCAATATTAGGTGCATTAAAACTTGCAATGAACGCTGGTTCGCACATTTATAAAAAGAAAAAAGAAACTCAGATGATGATGGCTAACGCACAAGCCAAACATGCTGAAAAGATGG